ACAGCTGTACAAGCAAATAACAGCGCGAACCAAGGAAGAACTTTCATCATACACCTCTCTATAACTGAAACCATACCTTTTACAGAATGCCACAAGAGAGAAACAATGTCAATAAATAATTAAAGCCGCAATTCCTTGCGGCTATCACTTCTTATCCTTTTGGGCAGAAAATTGTTCTTATCGGGAAGGTTATCGCAGAGGCTGAACAGTGATTAATTGTCCAGATAAGAGGCGTTTTTATTGATTGTATAAATCTGCCTCGGGTTCGGGCGGTCATAATAAACATAAATCAAGTTGGACAGTTCACCGCTTTTCCACGGATTAAAATCACCGATGACCTGACGCTGGAGGTTTTGCGGAAAAACCGAGCGCAGCGTGTTGTCCAGATTCATACTGAAATCAGAAGCAAAATCTGGGCTGGCAATCAAATTCATGGCAACAATTCCGCCCGGGGCAAGATGATTTTTAACCCGCAGAAAATATTCCCGGGTAACCAGGTCCTGCGGAATGACCCGGGCGGAGGAATAAGTATCAAGTATGATTAAATCGTATTTTTCGCGACTTTCTTTCAAAAACTGGTTAGCATCCTGAACTTCAAACTTTTTGTTTTTGCCCAGCCTGCCGTTCAGAAAATATTTTTCCGAAAGCGGCAGCAGAACCTTATCGACATCAACATAGACATAGCGGTTGAAATCATCGTCACGGCCCAGCGTAAAGCCCCCTGCCCCGAGAATCAGCACCTTGCGCGGCTTGTCGTGCGGCAGAGTTTTGATAAAATTATTTTCAATATAAGAAATATAGGGGAAAAGCAGGTTTTCATCGGCGGAAATTTTAGAGGACGAACTGCCGTTAATCGACATAAAACGCGATTGTCCGTTATCTGTCTCAAAGATTGAAATGGTGGAAACGGCATTATCTTCGACAATATAGTAAAGCTTATAGAGCAGCGAATTGCGGTTTAGCAGTACCGCCGCCGCAATAATCAGCCCCAGCCAGTAAAAGTTAAATTTTTTATCCAACAGCACGGCACCCAGAGCGCACATTGCCACGACCAGAACCACCGTATAATTAACCCCGATCAGCGGCATCAACAGCAAAGTGGAAAGAATCGATCCCAACACCGAGCCGACCGTATCCACAGCCATCAGTTTTCCGGTAAAATTGCGGTTATATTTGTGCAGATAACGACTCAGCAGCGAAGTAATCTTACCGAACAGAAATGACGGATAAGACAGCAAAGCCAGACAATAGACGAAGGTTTTGACAATGTTATCGTTCAGCCCGAGCCAATCCATCATTGAAAAATACAGGTCTATCAGAATATAACTGGCAGCCAGAACAGTCAGAATGCTTAGAGAATAGAAAGAAGCAACGGCCGTTTGCCGAACAGCACCGCGCGCCAAGCAAAAAACCGAACCGGCATAATACCCCAGCGACATAAAAGCCATAATCACGCCGATGACGATTGATGCGGTCACTGCCGTGGCGCCGACAAAGCTGCTCAACTGGCGCAAGACAATCAGCTCCAGCGAAAGGCTGGCAAAACCGCCGATAAACACGGCAGCCAGCAAAATAAGTTTCAAACGGCGGGTCATCGCTTTTCCTTCCTTTCTGACCGGTTTTCGGTTTATCATATCCGGGAAGATTAAATAAAACACTAAAATGATTCCATAGCATAACTTTTCTTTAAAACTGGACTCAAGCAGGCTGCCCTCTTATCCTGTTTGCAGGTTGTTAACTGAAAGGACAGACAATGGTAAAAATCGCAGCCCCGAAAGTAGAAGTGCTGACTCCGCTGGACGGAGACGCCATTCTTAAACATCTCGAATTATGCGCCCGCAACTGTTATAAAAGCGAAGACAAAATTACCGCGGATTCCGCACGGCAGATGGTTCGCAAACTTTTGGAGCTCGGACATGAGGCGATGATTGAACATTATAACCTCACGGTGAAACTCACCTGCGATATGGGCGTTTATAAAGATTTGACCCGCCACCGCCATGTTTCCTATGCGATTGAAAGCACCCGTTACTGCAATTATTCCAAAGGAAAATTCGGCAATGAACTGACGGTGATGAAGCCCTGCCATATCAAGGAAGGAACGCCGGAATATCAGATTTGGCTCAGCACAATGGAAACCATTGAAAAGAATTATAATGCCATGGCAGAACTCGGTTGCAAACCGGATCAACTGCGCATGCTGCTGCCCCATTCAATTAAGGCCGACGTAATTATGACAGCCAACCTGCGTGAATGGCGGCATATTTTCAAACTGCGCTGCGCCCCGGCGGCTCACCCTACGGTCCAGGAAGTTATGAAAATGCTGCTTGGCACCCTTAAGCGCGAAATTCCGGTCATTTTTGACGACATTCCGTATTGTAAGGAGAAACATGGTTCTGCCTAACTGAGACTCTGGGATTGTCCGGGATTTTCCGGGATATATCGGGATAGATTTATAAAAAAACGTTATAGAGAGCCATTTAGAGGCCATTTAAAACAGTATTTATAACTCATTTGAACGGCTTTATATTAAATCACAAAAAAACTTTGAGATACAAAATGCTTTTGCAACAAGTAAAATGCTGTTGCATCACAAAGCGCAAAAAAACAAGCAAAATTAACAATATAAAAGTTTAAGCCACATTTACACATGAATTAAACTGGGATTTAAAAAGGATGTTTTTAAATCCCGGTTAACAATGAACCGGGATTCTTTTTAAACGAATTTTAGACAATTTAAACTTTGCAAATTGCCGCTTTAACTTTGCCAACAACATGAAGCAATTCTTCATGTTCAATAACCCACGGTTCATATTCTGGGTTTAATGAAACGGCTTTTAATTTACGACCCGTCAACTGAAGTTTTTTAATGAAGCAGCCTCCATCATATTCAAAGGCGTACATATCATCATTAATAAATCCTTTGATGCTTGTATCTAAAATAACAATATCCTGGTCAAATAGCTTTGGCTGCATAGAATCGCCACGAACTTTTATTCCCACGGCATATTTTTTGGGAACTTCGTAAATATCAAAAAAATCTTCAGGAAGAACAAGGCTGGACACTATATTTTCTTCCGTAATGAAAGAACCACAGCCGGCCGAAAATTCTACATCATATATATCAATCGAATTTTCACTTTTGCTGACATTTCCGCTTAAAATCCAATTAGTATCAATTCCAGCGTTGGCGAGATTTGCTAAAATATCCCCTCCTGGCACGCTAGAATTACTCTCATAGCCTTTCCACGAACGCGGACTGCATTTTATAAATTTAGCCATTGCCTCTTGAGAAAACCCTAGAGTTTCCCGGACTTTTTTCAATCTTTCGCCTATTGTCATGCAACATCCTATAAAAATTGCACCAAAGTGCAAAATTTTTCTTGACTGGTGCAAAATATTGCACTAATGTTAATTATCGTTTCGCTAATGGTAGCATAAAAAACGGAAATTTAAAGAAAAATTTAATAAGAGATTTACAATGTGGGACAAGGACAAAATAAAAATTGAGCTTATAAAAAGAGGTTCAAACTTCACTAAAGCCGCCTTAGACGCCGACATTTCTGCCGGCGGAATAAGAACCGCTCTAGTTAAGCCCTTTCCCGCCGGCGAACGCGCTTTAGCCAAAGCGTTAAATGTTCCCGTCGAAGAGCTTTTTCCCGAGCGTTACAAGGAGGCTAAATAATGAAAAATTATTTTAGCGCCACTGAGCTGGAAAATTTACACTTAACATCTCTTCCTAGCTGCAAACGGTTGATTAACCTTAAAGCCCAAAAAGAAAACTGGCCTTTTCGTTCCAGAAAAGGAAGAGGCGGAGGAAAAGAATATTATATTGATGATCTTCCGTCCAATGTCAGAGCCGAACTGATTCAAAAAAGCCAGAGCATAAAAAATGAAACCTTACAGGAAGGAAAAGAAAAATCTTTAGCTAATTTGCTAAAGCTAAATGATGCACAAATTCAAAAGGCAGAAATAAAAGAAAAGATTGTTCAGGAATTTTCAGCTTTCAAAAAGCAGTCAACCTTGTCTAATACGCAAGCCAGACAAGAGTTCTGCAAACAATTTAATGATAAAACAATACTGTCAGACAGTTCTGTAAGGGCAGTTACCGGCACAATTAGTGTCAGGACTCTTTTTGACTGGGAAAAAAACTACGAGACAATGGGTCTTGCCGGATTGGCGGATAATTACGGCAACCGGAAAGGTGCAAGCAAAATTGAAGCCAGACCGGAATTAAAAGAACTCATTTTAGGGTTAATTTATTATAACCCAGATATCAGCAGCAAATTAATTATGCGTGCATTACGCACAAAATTTGGCTGGGATAATGTTCCATCTTACAAAACAATCAGAAACTGGGTTCTTAAATGGAAAAGTGAAAACGCATCCTTGCTTCTCGCCATTAAAAATCCAGACGCCTGGCGCAATAAATTTCAGGCGGCAGCAGGTTCCCAGTCTGAAAAAATTGTCCGCCTTAATCAGCGTTGGGAATTTGATAGTACGCCGACCGACATAATGCTGGACGATGGTTCCCGTCACAATATTGTCGGCGTCATTGATGTTTACTCTCGGCGTTTAAAACTTCTTGTTTCCAACTCTTCAAACTCCCAGGCCGTAACCTCTATAACACGCGCCTGTCTGCTTGAATGGGGCGTCCCGGAAGAGGTCAAAACAGATAATGGCGCTGACTACGCGTCAAAACACATGCGCCGGGTTTTTGAGAGTCTGGAAATAAAGCAGATATTCTGTCAACCGTTTACGCCTGAAGGAAAACCGCATATTGAACGGGTATTTAAGACCTTTTCACACGATGTTTTAGAAATGCTTCCCGGTTATATCGGACATAATGTCAGTGATCGTAAAAACATTGAGGCCCGTAAGTCTTTTGCCGACCACATCATGGGCAAAGCCAAAAACCGGACAGCAGAGTATTTATCTGCGGAACAGTTACAGGAATTTTGCGATAATTGGGTAAAAAACTATTACATGCAGGAGCCGCACCGGGGTTTAAATGGCAAAACACCGCAGTCAATGATTGATAATTATGCCGGAGAAGTCCGCCGCATCGGAAACGAACGCGCTCTTGATATCCTGCTGTCTCCGACCAGCGGCGACGGATTAAGAACCGTCACGAAAAAAGGTATTGCCATTGATAACGCTTATTATGACAGCCACGATTTGGCCTTATACACCGGAAAGCAGGTTAAAGTTCTTTATTCCGAATCGGAATGGGGAAAAATTTACGTTTTTACCTTGGAAGGTAAATTTATCTGCGAGGCTTTCTGTTACGAACGCGCCGGAATTTCAAGGGCTGAAGTTGCAACAGCTAAAAAGCACCTGCAGAAACGTTTAATCTCGGAAAGCAAGAAAATTGTCAAGGATTACAGCAAAAAATATATGGTCAAAAATCTGGCTCAGGAAATCGTTAATCAAAAAATTGAAAACAACCCTGATATTTTGGCTTTCCCCAAACCTGAGGTTTCTTATGAATCTCAATTCTTAAAAGAGGCGGAAAACATATTAAAAGCCCGCCAGGAACTGCCGACAGGTCGAGATTTAACGATTGAGGAACAAGCCATTATTGCAAAGGTCGAAAAAGCCCAAAATGACAATGTCATCAGTATGCCGGCAACTATTCTGGCCAGAGAAAAATATAAACACTGGAAAGAATTAAACGAGCGTTTCTTAAAAGGAGACCGTTTAACGACCGATGAAAGAAATTTTTATGCCAATTACAAGGAATCCTCCGAGTTCCATACACAAGAAACATTAGAGGAAATGGGATTGGGAGCCATGTAAAAAAAGCTGTTCGCAAGTTGCAGCTTACGAACAGCCGCAAAATTCAGGAGTGCTACGCCAATAGACCCTCCTGACACTATAACCGTATTAATTATAGAGGATTGTAATAATGCAAGAACTTACGCAAAGAGTCAATAATATTGCTGCTCTTCAAAATGTAGCAATCATATTATTAGCGATAAAAAAGGCAATGAACCGTCCCGAATACCTGCCCGGCCTTGTCGTTGTTCACGGCCCGAGCGGATATGGAAAGACAATGGCGTCCAGCTATGCTGCAGCTAACCTAAAGGCCTATTTTGTATCGGCCAAAGCTATTTGGACAAGAAAAACCATGCTGCAGGCGATTCTTGATGAAATGGGCATTCCCGCAAAAAGAACAACGGCTGAAATGTTTGATCAGGTTTGTGAAGAACTTTCCTGTTCCGGCAAACCGTTGATCATTGATGAATTTGACTATTGCGTCGATTGTAAAGGCCTAATGGCTTTAACCCGTGACATTTACGATAATTCGGAAGCGCCGATTATCTTAATCGGCGAAGAAATGCTGCCGTCCAAGCTGTCCCGGGAAGAACGTTTTCATAACCGTATATTGGACTGGATTGCTGCTCTGCCGGCCAGTATGGAAGATGCCGTAAAACTCCGGACGCTTTATTGTGACAAGGTAAAAATCGGCGATGACCTGCTGGAAAAAGTTTGGAAAATATCTGAAGGGCGTGTCCGTCGTATTGTCGTAAATCTCAACAAAATTCAGGATACCGTTTTGTCGGAGGGAAAAAATACCGTTGACCTGATCAGTTGGGGAAAACGTGAATTAATCAAAGGGGAAGCCCCTGCAATCCGGAGGTTATCATAATGCTTAATACAGGAAGAAAGCCAGTCAGCGTTGCACCCAAAAATCGTAAATTGATTTGGAAAGTTATCCGCGAACTAAAAACTTTCACCGTTAGGGATATTGAAGACCGGACAAAAGTAATAAACAGAACCATATTCTCTTATCTGACCGTCTTAGAAAAGGCGCAGATATTGAGCAAGGAAGCCGTTTATCAAAAAGATAAGGGCTGTTTAAGAACCAATGTCTATACTTTAATAAAAGATATGGGCGCCACAGCTCCGGTTGTCAGCAAAAGCGGCAAATTGATTGAGGACACACATCAATCGCGGATATGGCGCGCAGTTCGTATCCTAAAGACGTTCACGTTAAAAGACGTTGTTGCGACGGCATCGCAGGACGATGATCCGGTGTCTCTTACCGCGACCGACCATTATCTTAATTGCCTGAAAAAAGCCGGATACTTAACCAAAAGAAACCAGGAAAAGACATATCATCTTAATCTCGCTATGAACAAGGGCATTCAAGCGCCACAAATTCAGCGAATTCGACAGGTCTATGACCCTAACCTTGACAAAGTTGTCTGGACAAGTGAGGAGGCTTGATATGTCTGCAATAGAAACCGCAAAACAACATTGGGGCGAAAATATGCCGGACTGGATCGAAGTTTTGGCATCAGAGGCAGACAAAAGCTCGCAAAATAAAATAGCCCAGAAAATCGGCAAATCGTCTGCCGCTATCAGCCAGGTATTAAAAAACATTTATCCCGGCACGATTGAGAATGTTGAAGCTGCCGTTCGTGCCAATCTTATGAACGGCAGCCATGAATGCCCGGTTTTCGGAACAATTCTTATCCGAGAATGTCTGGAAAATCAGTCCCGGCCTTTTTGTGGCTCAGGAAACCCTAACAAAATCAGACTTTTTAGAGCCTGCCGTAATTGTAATTTTAATAAAAGACAAGGAGAACAATAATGTTATCACAGGATGCCCAGAATTTAACCAATTCTATCAGAGACCTTCAGCATAAAGCGGAACAACTTTCGCATGTTTTGGATTGCGTCAAAGTCAATTTGCAATGTCTGACCGACAGCCTGAAGACGCTTGAACAGACAACTCTTGTTCAAAGAACCCCGGAACACCCGATTTATGAAGATTTTCAAGAAACAGCATAGGAGAAAAACAATGTCAGATACAGAAGTCGGCGGCTTGGCCGTTGACAGATTAAGAAGCTTGATTGAGCGCATTGAACGTCTGGAAGAGGAGCAAAAAGCCCTCTCAAGCGATATCCGCGACGTGTTTGCCGAAGCCAAATCAGCCGGCTTTGACGTCAAAATTATGCGTACCATTATTAAGCTGCGCAAAATGAACGCCGCCGACCGGGACGAACAGGAAACCTTGCTCGAAACCTACCGCCGCGCTTTGGATATATAGGAGAGAAACATGAATGAAATTAACGAAAACGACTATATGCAAGATGCCAAAGGCCGGCTAATTCCCAAATCCATGGTCAAGCCGCAAGACCAGCTGCGCGACCAGACGGTCAAAATCATTGTTGAGCGCTTTAAGAAAAGCCATGAAGTGCTGAAAGACTGTAAGGTTAAATCTATGCAGGACATTTCCGAACTTGAGGAAATCGTTGCCGAAAAATATCAGGCCAAGCTGGGCGGCAAAAAAGGCAATCTGACGCTTTACAGCTTTGACGGCAAATATAAAGTCATGCGTTCTTTTGCCGACCGCATCGTTTTTAACGAAGCCGCCAAGTCCGCCGAAGCCCTGTTTAAGGAATGCATTCTTGAGTGGGGCCAAGGTGCCGATCCAAAGCTGGTCAGCCTGGTTAATTACGCCTTTGAAACTGACAAACAAGGAAACTTATCATTCTCAAAGATATACAGTCTATTACATTATAATATTAATGATGAAAAATGGTTACGGGCAAAACAGGCCATTATAGACAGTATGAATGTCGCCTACTCCAAAAGCTATATCAGAGTTTATGAGCGTGTTGGCGATACTGAGGTGTATAAAGCCATTCCGCTGGACATTGCTGCCGATTTGTAACCTTTCGCCGCCTAACTCCAAATAAAAAGGTCAACACAGGCGAAACGGCGGATTTCAGTCCGAGGCTGTTATCCGCCGTCTACAGGAGATTAACCACCCTGTACTGATGAGCCAGGTTGAAAGGATTATAAAATGACAAATGCAAGTATTATCGGCTTTTTATCACAGGATAAAGTCGCATCTTTTCAAAAGCTGCTTGGTAACCGTTTTATTGCCGTTGCCGATTTCCCGGACGGCGTACCGGTAGCCTGGCAGGATAAAAAGCTGCACCTGACCGGCCCGGCCGAGCCTGTTTACGACGGCGTTTTTGCAAAATTCGGAATCCGTAATTTGAAAAATGAAGCTGAGGCATTGGAAATTTTAACCCAGATTATCCCGGCAGAACGAATTTTTGCCGGAGAAGTTTTGCCTCCGGAGTTTTGGAGCGTTGGCATTTCGGAGAGGTTTAATGAAAAATCAGCGTAATACCAACCTGGCCAAAATTCACTTAGCCAAGAAACAGCTGGGATTGGACGATGACACCTACCGCAGTATCATTTTGCAAACAACCGGCAAAGACAGCGCGGCCAAGTGCACCGACAGGCAATTAGAAAAGGTTGTCAAAACATTTGAAGAAAAAGGCTGGAAACAAAATAAAAATATCAAACGCTACCGCAAAGTTCCAACCGGTCGCTTTGATTTACAAAAAATCTACGCATTATGGGGGCAGCTTCAGGATATGGGCGTCGTTAAATCGACAAATCTGGTTGAACTGGACAAATGGGTCAGCCGGATGACGAAAGGCAAACGCAGTTCGGCTCAATTTTTGGAAGAAAGCTGGGCGCAACGGATTATCGAGTGTCTGAAGAAATGGATAGCCCGCGAAGAAAGCAAAAGGAGCTGCCATGAGTAATTTTACCGGAATCCTGGCTGATATTGAAAACGTTATCGGGACAGCAGCCACCCTGCAACTGGTTAAAGAGCGCGGCGGAACCAAAATCAGCATTCCCAAAAAACCGACGGAAAAATGCCAGTTAGTACACATTATCGGCATGCCGTTGGCAAAAAAACTAAGTTTAGAATTTGGAACCGGAGACATTTTAATTCCTATGGGACATTTTAAGGGAATGGGACGCAAAAAAGTTCTGGCTGCCAAAATGCTCGAACAGGGATTGTCCAGCAACACCATTGCCGCGGAATTGGATATTCACGAACGGACGGTTCGGCGGGTCAAAGAAAAGAATTATTTAGACTTACCACTCATTTCATATATTGAAGAACAAGAAAGGAAAGAAAATGAAAAAAACGATTTGTAATTCAAGTCAAAGCCGTGGAACACTCTCGAATCAGGGGTGAAATAGAAATCGAGGCTATGGATGAAGCCGAAGCAATGATGAAGGCGGTTATGAATAAAGACCAAATTAACTGGGATTATCGCCGAACTGGCGATATTGACCGGCTGGAATATATGATTATTGCGGAGCACTAAGATGAAAGAATATTATGTTATTAGTGATTATATCCGTCCGGAAACAAAAGAACGCCAACAAAGAGCTAAGGCCGCCGCGGCAAAAGTTTTTGAGTTAATGTTTGGGGAAATTGAGGAACCTCTTGGGTTTTATACTATAAAAGACCTATTTCGCAAACCGACATATTATGAACAGTGGCAACAAAAAGCAGCAAGAAGGACAAAATAATAATGAAGTTAAATATTGAACAAATGCCCGCAGGGCAAATTCCGGTGACGGAATTATCCGACGCCGAGCGTCAGCCATGTGAGATTTGGACGCGGGTTATGGGATATTTTCGGCCGTTGTCGGAGTTCAACAAAGGCAAGAAGGCAGAATTTTTAGAAAGGAAATGTTTTGATGAACACAAAATTAATCACAGAAATTAAAAAGAATGCTTTTATTGTCATTCTGGACGAAGCCGACACAGCTAAACAGGAAATCGAAAAACTTTTTGATTATGCTGAAAGTAAAAGTTACCGGATTTTTTTTCATCACGGCATCAAAACAGAGAAAGTATTTGTTTTGTTCAACCCCACATTAAAGCATGTTGAAGTTCTTCCGTATGAACCGGTTAATTCTTTATTAAGTGTTCCGCGCCTGACAATTCAGGAGTTTTTCACAAAAAAGGCCGTTTGAACGGCCTTTTTTTTACATTCCATCAACTTTCTTAAACATAGAATCGCCGTTTTCCGATACCGGCCAGCCGCAGAGCTGCTGCGCCAAGCGCTTATCGGTAAAGACGCCGCCCCGGCCGATATAATAATATAAAGTATGACCGTTAGCGTTATAGCTTTTTGAAATGGTATTTAACCGGTCTTTAAGCACAATTTTAACTTCAATCATTTTGTCCCAGCCTTTCTGTTCCATCATATACGGCATGGCCGGGGATGAGTGAGCCGTAGCGCTTTTAACATCGTCCCCGGCTTGTAAAAACAGTTTCGGACAAGCCTGTCGCAACAGGTTAAACGGTGTTTTAAATTTGTCGGGGTCATAATCCGGAGATTTTTCTTCATCCGCCGTACTGTTATAAATAATCGGAAACGGTTTGTCGGGAACATTTTCGCCAAAGCCGCCCAAAATAAAGAAGAAAGCGGCCAAAGCAAGCAGAAATAAAGCTTTGAACATTGTTTTTTCCTAAAAGTTTTTTTCTTTATATCAGAAATGACTCTGAGAGTAAAGGTATGTATTTAATTATCATTAAATACATATTAAAGACAATGCGGACACCTGTCCGCTGTCGTTTATTCTGCTGTTTGGTTAAGATAAGCGCATACCGGGCTTTATAACAGAACAGAGGACAACATGATTGAATCAGCTCAAGGCAAAATTCTTTTTACCGACAACGAACTGGCCTGCCGCCATTGCGGCATTTTGAAACTTGCTCCAGGTTTTGCGGATAAATTAAAAGAGCTGCGCCTTGAGCTGGGGCTGCCGATGACTTTAAGTTCCTGCTGCCGCTGCAGCGAACACAACCGGCGGGAGGGCGGCAATGCCGGTTCTTTTCATCTGACCGAAAATATCAAGTGGAAAGTCCCCGGAACCTGCGCCGTTGATGTTGTACGCCGGGGCGCCGAATATGACCGAAAACTTTTAAGTACAGCCCTCAAGCTGGGCTGGAGTATCGGCATTGCCAAAACCTTTATTCATTTAGACCGCCGTTCTGATTATACCGACCTGAAAGCAGCTTTATTTACTTATTAACTTAACCAAGGAGGATGTTATGTCTGAAAACCAAACCGAAACCCCTTTCTGGAAGAACAAGACGGTCATCGGTTCCGTTGTTGCCGTTGTCTGCGGCATCTTGAGCTTCTGCGGTATTGATATTTCTGCCGACACACAGTCGGTCATTACCGACAATCTGGCCTCAATCGGCGCCGCCATCGGCAGCTTGTTTGGTGTTTATACCGCATTAAAAGGAAAATAACGTGGTTGATGTTGTGGATTTGGCAACCGCGGAAATTGCCGCATTTAACAGTTCAGCTCTGGCCGAATGCCGCAAACAGCGGCATCGTGCCTTGAGAAGCCGGCATAAATGCGCAATCTGCGGCGCGCCTATTCCGCCGGAACGCCGCAAAGCCGTACCGGGCGTGAAATTGTGTGTTGATTGTCAGGAGGAGGCAGAGCGTGGCAATCGTTGATTTTGTACAAAGCAACTCAAATTTTCTGATTTGGATTTTAAGCGGTTTTTGCGGGTGGATATGGTGGAGCCTAAAAAAACGTTTTGCAACCAAAGAAGATGTCAAAGCTGTTTCTGTCCGTGTCGACAGAATCGAACAGAAAGTTGCCGATATGCCCGGGCTTAAAGACTTCCATAAAATGCAGATGACAATAGAACACATGGCAGGCGTTCAAAATGAGCAAAAGGCAATTTTGCAGCGTGTTGAAAAAATTCTTGATCGCCAGCAGGACTATTTAATGAGTAAGGATAAATAACAATGGCTTATCGTGATTTCATAGCAGAAGACCGCCGCCTTGCAGAGCTTCGTTTTTTGGCAGAAGACAACGACTACAGCCTGAACGACAGCGTTATGCAAACGGCTTTGGGAGAAATCGGCCACGGTGTCAGCCGCGAGGTTATCTGGGCAGATTTTGCCTTTTTGGCGGAACTGGGGCTGATTACGGTCGAGAAACCGCTTGACGGCCGGGTTACCGTTGCGCGTCTGACTGCCCGCGGCGAAGATGTCGCCCGCGGCCGGGCAACCGTGCCGGGCGTTAAAAAGCCCAGACCTGAATAAGGAGGCTATAATGGCCAGAAATTCAAGCATCGACCGCCTGCCTTCCGAAATCAGGGAAAAAATCGGCCAGCTGCGCCAAGCAGGCAAAACCATTGATGAGATTTTAGAAAAGCTCAAAGAACTGGACGTTGACGTGTCGCGTTCGGCGCTTGGTCGCCATTGTAAACAGCTTGAAGAAGTTTCAAAGTCAATCCGCCAGTCGCGGATTGTGGCCGAAGCCTTGGCCAAGAACTTTGGAGACGAAGGCGAAAACAAAGTCAGTCAGGTCAATATTGAGCTGATGCACTCGCTCATTTTAAAAATGATGGTCAATAATGACGGCGAAACCATTACCATGGACAGCAAAGACGCCTTTTTTATGGCCTCATCCCTGCAAAAACTGGTTCAAGCTTCAAAACAAAACGTTGAAAACGTCATCCAGCTCCGCAAAGAATTTGCCGAGAAAGCCGCGCAGGTTGTTGACAAGGCCGGCAAGAAAAAAGGCATTTCGGCAGAAAACCTTGATTTCATCAAACGCGAGATTTTCGGGATTGTCTAAAAATGGAAGAGTTTCAGGCGGACAAAGTTTTTTTATATTATCAACAGCTTTTAAGCACAACGGCTTTGACCTCACCAGTTACCGTCGTTGAAAAGTCACGCCGTACCGGTTATTCCTGGGCGGCGGCCGCGGTAGCCGTGTTTGTTACCTCTCCGGCCGAAAATGCACAAAATACTTATTATATGGGCTATGACTTTGAGATGGCCCGTGAATTTATTCAATATGTCGGCGAATGGGCCAAGAAAATCGGCGAAGCCTGTTCCGAAGCCGAGGAATACGTTTTCAAAGATCCGGACAACCCGGACAAAGACATCAAGGCTTTCAGGGTTACCTTTGCCAACGGCAAAGAAGTTGTCGCTTTGCCGTCAGTTGCCCGGGCGCTGCGCGGTAAACAGGGTTTTGTCATTATCGACGAGGCTGCTTTCCACGATGATTTAAAAGAGGTGTTAAAAGCGGCTTTCGCGCTGCTTATCTGGGGCGGACAGGTCTTAATTATCTCCACGCACAACGGCGAAGACAACCCTTTCAACGACCTGATAAAAGACATCCGGGCCGGCAAAAGCCCCTACAAGCTGCTGCGCTGCACCTTTGACGACGCGCTGCGCCAGGGGCTTTATAAGCGGATTTGTCAAAAACAGGGCAAAGAATGGAGCCAGGCAGCCGAAGACCAGTGGAAAGCCGACATTTACAAATTTTACGGCGACAGCGCGGCGGAAGAGCTGGACTGCATTCCGGCCAACGGATCTGGAAATTATTTCAGCCGCTTAATTGTCGAACAATGTATGCAGCCGGACATTCCGGTTCTGGAACTGGCGGTTAAGCCTGAATTTACCGCCGCACCGTCGGCTGAAAGGGTTGAATTTATTAACGATTGGATAAAAGACAATCTTCAGCCGGTCATTGAAAAAATGAACCCGAATCTGGCTTCAGGCTTCGGTTACGACTTCGGACGTTCCGGCGACCTGTCGGTTTGTGCGGTGCTTCAGGAGGATGCCGGCTTAAATCTTAAAACGGCGTTTGTTCTCGAAATCCGCAATATGCCCCACGAGCAGCAATGGCAGATTGCCGATTATATCACGTCACATCTGCCGCTTTTCCGGTTTTCCGCCTATGACGCCCGCGGCAACGGTTCCTATCTGGCGGAAGTTGCCTGCCAAAAATACGGCGCCGCCGCGGTTGAAGGAGTGATGCTGTCCACACAATGGTATAGTCAGAACATGCCGCGCGCCAAGGCCTATTTTGAAGAAAAGCGGGTCAGCCTGCCGCGAAACGCCAACATTCTGAACGATTTTAAGGTGGTCAAACTGACAAAAGGCGTGCCGACAGTGGCCGAGATCCGGACAAAAGACGAACACGGCAACAAGCGGCACGGCGACAGCTGCATTGCTTTTGTTTTGGGAATTTATGCCATGAGCAAGGAAGGCGTTCCGGTTTATGAAGGCTGCCTGACGGCCAAAGATTTGGCTGATGACGATGATGAAGAAAACAATTTTAAATTTGCCGAAGGAACCTACTGATGTTTGATGTGATTAAAAGCTATTTAAATAAGATGTTGTTGACTTCTGCCGAGGCCAGTAGGCCTATATTCGGCATCCGCGACCAGCTGAGTTCCAACCCCGGCACTAATCTGACACCGGTAAAGCTGGCCCGGATTTTAAGAGAATCCGGCGAAGGCGACATTTTAGAGTTAATGGAACTTGCCGAAGAAATCGAAGAAAAAGACCTCCAGTATCAAACCGTCTTAAACGCCCGCAAACGTACCGTTGCGCAGCTGGACATCTCGGTTGAACCGGCCGATGACACGCCGACAGCAACCGCTCAGGCCGATTTTGTTAAAAGCTTTTTAACCCGTGATACATTGGAAAGCGAAATTTTTGATATGCTGGACGCGGTAGGCAAAGGTTTTTCGGTTACCGAAATTGTCTGGGAAACCTCAAGCAGCCAATGGATGCCGAAATCTTTAAACTGGGTTGACCCGCGCTGGATTGCCTTTCAGCAGAATGACTTATCAAAACCTTTGTTGAAAGTGGAAGGCGGCTATAAGGAACTGGCACCTTTTAAATACATCTATACGACAATCAAAGCCAAATCCGGGCTGGATATCCGGGGCGGATTGATTCGCGGCGTTGCCTGGGCATACTTGTTCAAAAACTTTTCGCTTAAAAACTGGATTTCTTTCCTGGAAGTCTACGGCCACCCGCTCAGGGTCGGCAAATACGGCAAAAATGCCACAGAAAAAGACAAACGCAACCTTTTAAAGGCGGTTCTCAATCTCGGTGCCGATGCGGCTGCCGTCGTCCCTCAGGACATGATGATTGAGTTTATTAAGAACGAAACCAGCGCCGGCGGCGCAGCCTTCAAAGACCATGCGGCCTATTATGATCAAGCTATTTCCAAGATTGTTCTGGGCCAGACCACAACCACCGACGCCATTTCCGGCGGACATGCGGTGAGCAAAGAACACAATGAAGTACGGATGGATATTGCCAATTCTGACGCCCGCCAGCTGGCCGCCGTCTTAAACCGTGATCTGATCCGGCCGATGATTGAACTTAATTTCGGGCCGCAAAAGGCTTATCCGAAGCTGCATATCGGCAACCCGGAAACCGAAGACACGTCAAAACTGACCGAAAGCGTTGCCCGGCTGCTGCCGTACGGCTTTACCGTTTCGGCAAAACAAATGCGGGCTAAGCTCGGGTTAAACGCTCCGGAAGACGAAGAGGACGTTTTCGGACAAATTAACGGATTTTCCCAGCTTCCGACATTTAATCAGGCGTTAAACAAGTCTTCAGCCGCAGTTAAACAGCCGGTCAACGACTTTATTGACGACTTGGGCGACGACGAATTAAAGGACTGGCAGCCGAAAGTCGAACCGGTCAAAAAGAAAATCGAAGAACTGATTGCCCGGCTGTTGAAAGAGGGCAAGAGCCTGGAAGACTTGAAGTCGGAGCTGGCCGAGCTGGATGTTTCCCCAGACGAACTGACGGAAAGCCTGGCTAAAAACTCTATGGCGGCCCGCTTAATCGGGGGCGGCAATGGCGAATAACTTTATTCCCAAAGAGGTGCTGGCTTTTTTGCAGCGTAAAAAGCTGAAACCGACCGACCATTGGACAGACCTCTGGCACGGCGAACATGCCCGCTACTTTACGGTCGCCCGTTCAACTTATGCCGACATTATTAATGATGTTTACGATGAAGTCGTCAAAGCCATTGCCGACGGCAGCACGCTGAAGACTTTTCAGGACAGGTTGACGCCGATATTGCAGGAAAAAGGCTGGTGGGGCAAGGCGGATGACGGCGTTCAGCTCGGTTCGCCGCGCCGGCTGCGCACCATTTACGACACCAATCTTCGCACCTCTTACGCGGCCGGCAGATGGGAACGGATCCAGCGGCGCAAAAAATCCCGGCCGTATTTGCGTTATGTTTGCGTTTTGGATGAAAAGACCAGAGCGGCACACCGGCAGTGGCACGGTTTGGTTTTGCCGGTTGATCATCCCTTTTGGCAGACACATTATCCGCCGAACGGCTGGCATTGCCGCTGCAGCGTGCAGCAGCTAAGCCGGGAAGAACTTGGACGTAACGGCTGGAGTGTTTCCTCATCACCGGAAATCGCTTATCAAAACTGGGAAAATAAAGCCACCGGGGAGGTCAAGCGCATTCCGGTCGGTATTGCTCCGGGCTTTGATTACAATGTCGGAATTGCCAATTTAAGGGTAAAAGCGCGTGAACAAGTGGCAGAAAAACTTAAAAAAATTAATCCGGACATCGCTCGTACTGCAATTAACAGCCTTGTGCGCAGCGATGATTTTGCTGATTTTTATAAAAATCCTCAGGGGTATTTTGCAGTGGGCGTCGTGGATGACCGGATTAAACAGGCCTTAAAAGCGGAAACCGTTGTCTGCTGCCTGTCTGATGAAACCTTATTGAAAAACCAGAAACACCACCCGGATTTGCAACTGGATGATTATCTGCAGATTAATAAAGTTTTGCAAGATTACGATATTTTGGTTCAAGATACGGAAAAAACCGTTGTTTCCGTTAAAAAAATCGCCGATAAAAGTTATTGGCTGGCCGTAAAGGTCACCAGAAACAAAAATGAAATCTTTGTCTTAACCTATCATCTGGTCAAAGAACGAGACATAAAACGACTGCTCGGCAAAGGAAATCGTTTAAAATAAATTAACGGATATGCAGTAGAGCTCCCTTCCATCTACACGCGAGCCATTCAAAGAATGTCCTACGGCCGGGAGATTCACCGTGTTTTACATATCCGTTACTTTTATTATATAAGCAAACAAGTCCAAAATCAAACAATTTTTTAATTGATTCTTAGTCCTTTTCTTTTATAGTAATATCCGACGGTTTAACTCAGCTGTCGGATATTATTATGTATTCTACCGGAATTTTCCTTCCGCGAGAATAATATAACAATGAGTTATGTAGAAAAATCGTTGTTGCTTCGTACGTCAAACTGACGGAGGAGTACAACGAATAAGTTACTATGTAACAAATAAGTTGTTGCTGTCTCGCAGTAGGAAAAGCTCCTCCACCTTTGGGAGTTGAAAGGTGGAGAAATTTAAGGAGTTTTATTCATGCAAGACAACAGCTCTCAAGAAGACATTCAGCCCGCAAATTTTTTGACTCTTCCCAACCCGATTGATATTTATTTAGGCCGTCGTATTGCTCTGATACGGGCAAAAGCCTGTTTAAGCAGGCAGGCGTTTGCTGATAAACTTGGAATATCCGAGCCGCTTTTAAACAGATTTGAACGAGGCGCCGAAAAAATACCGGCCTCGCTGCTATGGTACGTTGCAGTTTTTTTAGAACAAGACATAGACACCTTTTTTTGTGATATACTGCCCGAAAAAAATAATCGTATCTTCAAACTTCCCGAAACGGAACCAACTTTTTTGGAAGAAAAATGAAAAACGCGAAAAATCCCCCTGTTTTTATCGAAAACGTTTTTTTCGGATAAAGTTACATGAAGTCTAAAAAGGCAAACCACAAACCGTTTAAAACCCGTTTAAAATTGACGTATAAAATAAAAGTACACGCGCATATAACAAAACCTAACTAGGTTTTGTTTAAATCAATCCCGAAATAAAATCAACGCGGACACCTGTCCGTCTATTTAAATAGTACGTATCGGCCTATGTTGACAGCATGACCGATACACATTTTGACATATCCATCAATTCCCTGCAGCTGGAACTTAATCCGGACAATTCCGTCCCGGAGGAAGTCCAGCTGCTCCCCTATGGCAAAATCAAAGGCCGCGACGACCGCAAATTCTCTATGTTTGACGTGGCTGCCGTCATTGCCAACACCCTGAAATGGTACAATCCCGCTTCCAATTCCGACAAGCTGGATTTGGTCATCGACTACGAACATCAGACCCTTTTTGCTGACAAGAACGGCGCACCGGCTCCGGCAGCTGCCTGGATTAAGCAGCTCATCAACAAGGGCAAAGACGGGCTGTGGGGTAAAGTCGAATGGACGAAACGCGCCGAAAAGGCCGTTGCCGACAGGGAATACCGCTATTTGTCACCGGTTTTCACACATGACAAACAAGGCAACGTTATCGCTTTGACCTGCGCCGGTCTGACAAATTACCCGAACCTTGAACTTCAAGCGTTCAATAAATCTAACCTTAACAATGAGGAGGACAAACAAGTGGATTTACTTGCAAAACTCATTCAGCTGTTAGGTTTGGCCGAAACTGCCAGCGAACAAGATGTCATTGATGCCGTTACCCAGCTGAAAACAGCCGGCGGACAGGTTTCTTTGAATAAAATCGCCGACGTTTTGGGTGCCGCAGCTGATGAAACATCTATCGTTGCCGCCATCAACAAACAGAAGGCGGAAAGCGTCGACGCAACCAAATACGCAAATTTGAGCCAGGAAGTCTGCAAACTTAAAGAGCTGATTGCTGCCAACAAGGCAGAAGCAGCCGTAAGCCAGGCTATTGCCGACGGCAAGCTGATTCCGGCTTTGAAAGACAATGCCCTGGCTATTCATAAAAGCCTGGGAGAAGCAGCATTTAACGACTTTATTGCCAAAATGCCGCAGTTGTCCCTGAACAAATCGGATGCCCCGACCGGTACGCCGCCGGCTGCCGAAAGCAGCCTGACCGGCGAAGAACTGGCCGTTTGCAAAGCTATGGGGATTTCTGTCGAAGACTTTAAGAAAACCCTGAAAGAGGAGAAAGACAATGCCGCAGTTTAATGCAGAAGAAAGAAAAGGCCGTACGGCAGTCTTTGCCCTTAAGGCCGAAGAGCAAGTCTATGAAGGCGAAATCGGCGTTTTGGACGCCACCGGTGTTGTCGTTGCTGCAACCGCAGCTGCCGACTTAAAAGCTTTCGGACGAATTGAAGAAGTTGACGGCGACAAAATCACCATGAAAAAAGGCTGCTTCAAATACCAGAACTCAAGTTCTGACGCCTTGTCCGCCGCAGACATCGGCAGCGACTGCTACATTGAGGACAGCTGCACCGTCTGCAAAACCGCAACCTCAAAATCCAAAGCCGGCAAAGTCTTCCTGGTCGAAGATTCCGGCGTCTGGGTCGAATTTTAAGGAAAAAAGAACATGATTGTAAATTCTGCAACGATTAAAGCCCTGAATACGGCCGTTAAAACCGTTTTTCAGAACGCTTTTGCCGGCGCCAAAACCGATTATCAGAAAATTGCGATGACGGTTCCGAGCACCAAGGCATCAAACACCTATCCATGGCTCGGTAACTCGTTCGGCCTGCGCGAATGGATCGGCGAACGTGTCATTCAAAACATCAAAGAATATGACTATCCTATCAAAAACAAGAAGTATGAAGGAACCGTCGCCATTCCCGAAACGGCTATCGAAGACGACGATGTCGGTTTGTACAATCCGTTGATTGCCAATATGGGCGATGCCGCGGCCAAACATCCGGACGAACTTGTGTTTAACCTGTTGAAAGCCGGAACCTCGACCTTGTGCTATGACGGACAAAACTTTTTTGACACTGATCATCCGGTACTGGTTGACGGCAAAGCGGTCTCGGTTTCCAATTTCAAAACCGGCAGCAATGCCGCCTGGTATCTGCTGGATACTTCCCGCCCGGTCAAACCGTTGATTTATCAGAAACGCAAAGACTACCGTCTGGTCAAGAAAGACGGCGAAAAAGATGACAATGTCTTTATGGACGGGCAAATTATCTATGGTGTAGACGGCCGCGGCAATGCCGGATACGGTTTCTGGCAGATGGCTTACTGCTCCAAGGAAGACCTGACTGATGCCACCTTTGAAGCCGCCTATGCCGCTATGTGCTCGTTCAAGGGCGACAACGGCAAACCGCTCGGCATTAAACCGACAATTCTGGTCGTTCCGCCGCAGCTGCGCGCCAAAGCTCACAAAATCGTTACGGCCGACAAACTGGCCAACGGTCAGGACAACCCCAACAAAGGCCTGGTCGAAGTACTCGACACCCCTTGGCTGGCCTAAATCAGGGAGAAAACCATGGCAAGAATCATTAACGGATATGATTTCACCGGAAAGTCTCTGATTATTTCAGCCTCCAAAGACGGCTTTCGCCGGGGCGGAATAGCCCATACGGCCAAAGGAGTCATGCATTCGGCCGATGAGTTCAGCGATGAGCAGCTGGGACAGATTATGGCCGAAAGCGGCAAAAATCTGATTGTTCAGGTCGTCGAAGTCAAAGGAATGGAAGGCGGCAGCCAGCCGCCGGCCGTTCCGGAGGATGCCCTCGACAAGGTAAAGGCGGCAATTTCCGAGCTGGAAATGGCAAAAGAAAAAGTCAATGTTGCCAATTTAAGCGCCAAAGTCGGCTTTAAGGTTTCCGGAGAGCTGAAAGATCAGGCGATTGCCGAAATGGCAAAGTCTCAGGAAGCAAACACTCAGGAATAAGGAATACAGGGCATGTATGCAATAAAAGATGATTTGATTAAGCGTTTCGGCGAGCGGGAAGTTGTCGCCTTGGCCGGCAATGAAGACGAAGTCATTGACGATACGGTTGTCGAAACGGCGCTGGCCGATGCCGAAGAGCTTATCAATTCCTACGTTGCGGTCAAATATGCCCTGCCTTTGTCCACCGTACCGGCAGCCCTGAAACGGATTTGCTGCGATATGGCCCGGTACTTTATGTATAAGGAGGTCATCCCCGAAGAACTTGAAAAAACTTATGAGCGCAACCTGACTTTTTTGAAGGATATAGCCAAAGGCGTCGTTACCCTGGGCGATCCCGAAACAGGACAAAACCCCGAACAAGCGGGCGACGTTATTTTTTCCGGCAGCGCCGTCCGCCATTTTTCGCAAAATCAGTTGAAAGGCTTCTGAAATGGGCGTCAGAGCAAAATTTGAAGAGCTGGACAAGCATATTGAAAACATCAAAGGTTTGGACGACAAAGCCCGGGAAGAGCTTAACGACAATATCGCCGGCATCTTGGAAAGCAGCACGGTTCAGCGTTTTGAAGAAGAACGCGATCCGGACGGCAAAAAGTGGAAGCCTAACTTACGCGGCGGCAGGATTCTGACTTTGCACGGTTATCTTTGCGGCAGCATTATCGGTCAGGCGACCAAAGATTATGCCGAAGTCGGTTCGGCAATGGTTTACGCGGCCATTCATCAATACGGCGGTACCATCAAAGCCAAAGTTAAAAACTTCTTAAAGTTTAACATCGGCGGTCGCTGGGCCAGCAAAAAAGCCGTTACAATTACGGCCCGCCCGTATCTGGGGTTGTCCAAGCGCGACGAAGCCGATATTTGCCGGGGAGTGGAAAATTTTCTTAACGGAGCATTGTCATGAGCTTTGAAAACCCGATTTTAACCATTGAAAAGGCAATTATCGACCGTCTGCAAAAGGCCGTAAACAGCGGTGTTTTAGGTTATAAAATCCCGGTTATCGCTTCTTATTCCGGCGAAGGTGACGATGATATCCCGCATCTCTTAAAAACCCGCAGCCCGGCAGTCTGGGTTGCCTACAGCGGAGAAGACGCTGCAGACAACAGCAAAGACGTCAACGCTTATTTTTCGCTGATTGTCTATGTCCGCAACAACAAATCGGAAAACGCCGCCCGCGAGGGTTCCCTTAATCACGCCGGCGCGTATCAGCTGATTAACGATATTAAAAAATTACTGATTCGACAGGACTTAGGGCTGCCGATTGAACCTTTTGCTTTTATTGAAGCCAAGCCGATTATCAATGCCCGGCTTGAAAAATATTATACGACGATGTTCGGATTGCGCTTCAAAACACTTTATACCCAGCCGGCTTCAAACAAGCCCTATGCGGCGCTGGACGATTTTCTGCGCGTCAAAGGCGATTGGACAATCGGACAGACTCAGCATGAAGTTTTATTTAACGTCAACAAGGAGTAACCCATGAAAATTTTTGTAAAACCGGCAAAAGACGGCCTGAAAGTCCGCAAACCGGACATGACCGTTCTTTCCGCCCAGGGCGAAGCCGTAGAAGACAATATCTACTGGCGCCGCCGTCAACGCGACAACGAGGTAATTATTACCGCCGTTTCCCCAAAGCCGGCAGCTCAGGCCCCGGCAGAAGACCTTAAAATTGTTAAAAAAGGAAAATAAAATGGATTTTAACGAAATTACCCAGACCAGAGTTCCCGGCGTTTATTGCGAAATCGACAACAGCTTGGCCAATCAGGGCTTGTCGGGCAAGCCGTCCGCCGGGTTGCTGATCGGACAGAAACTGGAAGGTTTGCTGGAATACAATAAAATTTCCGGACTGATTACCAGCGCTGATCAGGTCATTCCGCTGGCAGGCCTTGGTTCGGAACTGCATCGCATGGCCACAGCATGGTTTAAGAACAACAAGCAGAGCAAGCTATACATTATTGCCGTTGAACAGACGGAAGGCACCGCCGCCGTTTATCATTTGGCCGTTACCGCAACCAAAGTACAGGCCGGTATGCTGTATCTGATGATCGGCGGCCGGGAAGTCCGGCTGACAATCAATGAAGAAGATACCGCCGCCGACATTACCAGCGCGCTGATTGCCAAAATCAACGCCGATGTCATGCTGCCGGTTACTGCTGCCGCCGTTTCCGAGAAAGACACGGAAATTAACCTGACTGCTAAACACAAAGGCGAAGCCGGAAACTTCATTGACATTCGCTTAAACTATTATGACGGCGAAACGACCGCCCCCGGTCTGGAGCTGACCTTTACCCAGTCGACCAAAGGCGCCGGCAATGCCAGCCTGGCCGATACGATTGCCGCCATCGGCGATTTTTATGCGCCGACAATCGTCAGTTCTTATATTGACGCCGCCAATATCCGGCTGTTGAAGGAGGAAATCACGCGCCGTTTCGGGGCTATGGTCAATAATGAAAGCTCGGTTTACATGGTGTTTAAAGGCACGTTAAACGAGATGCTGACCAAAGTTGAAAGCGTTAACAATCAGTGCTTCAGCGTCATGATGGACTACAAAAGCCCGAATATGCCGGAAGAACGCGCGAGCGCTTACGCTGCCGTTTCGGCTATCGAATTTCAGAAAGATCCGGCACGGCAGATTGCCGGTCTGGAATTGGTCGGAGACCTGCCGGCCAAAGAAGAGCTACGGGCGGAAGAACGCAACATGCTGCTGGAGGCCGGCATTGCCACGGTTATTGTCAACGCCAACGGCAATACGGCGATTGAGCGCGAAGCGACCACTTACCGCAAAAACAGCGTGGGCGCTACGGATAACAGCTATTTTGACATGACCACCACCCAGACCGCCATTTATCTGCGCTATTCCTGGAAAGAGCGTATTCAGCAGAAATTCCAGCGTTACAAGCTGGCGGATGACGATTACGAAGTCCAGCCCGGCCAGAAAGTGGTTACGCCGAAAGTTTTGACCGGCGAGATTATTGCGCTGGCTGAAGATTGGCTGGCGGCCGGTTTGGTGGAAGACATCAGCAGCTTTAAGAATACCATCCAAACGCTGCGCGACAGTAACGATACCGAACGCCTGAATCAGCTGTTGCAGCCCAATATTATGAACAACCTGCGCATTGTCGCCGGTAAACTGCAATTCATTCAATAAAGGAGGCTAAATGACTAATCCTAACATGAAATATGGCGAAGGAACGCTGAAAGCGGACGGTGACAGTTTTGACATGACCGAAATCAGCTATTCGCTGAACGGAAAAGTCCGCACCGCCACAGACAACGGACAGGGTTACACTACCCAGACAAAAGGCGGCTGGGTTAAAGGAAAAATCCACCTTATCCCGGGCATGTCGATTGAAAAAATCAAGGCCATGGATGACGTAACCGTGGTTTGGGATACCGATACCGGACAAACCTATACGGCCGCGCATGCCTGGCTGGAAGGAGAACCGGAAGTCGTCACCGGCGGCTTTGAAGTTCAGTTTAATTTCAAAAAGGCCAATGAGGTCGTAACAGGAGCTTAAGCCTCCTGTTTCAGGGGATTATCCTCCCGAAATCTGCCGGAAACCGGCGGATTGGAGAAAGAGGCCGCAGACAATATTGGACATATTTGCAAGGCCGATGACAAAGAAGCCGCCGGAATTCCGGCAGACCCGGAGGGCAAGGTCTAAAATCCGCCCTGCTTGTTCCTTTTTCTTGCCGTACGTCCCTGTACGCCTGCGAAAAAAGACCGGCGCAGAACAAATTTTATTAACTTGTTGCGGGGGAATAATCCCCTGAAATAGGAGGCTATATGACACTAAGTTTTACTTTACCTGATGGTTTAAAAACCGGTTCCGAGATTCACAAAGACGTAGAAATACGGGACATCACTGCCGGCGACATTATTGAAGCAAACGAGCGGAGCCGGGAAGTTTTCCTGACGCCGGACGGCCCGGTGCTGATGTGTCCGACTGATAAAATCGTCAGAAATATGCTCTGTCTCATCATTACCAAGCTAGGCAGTCTCAAAATGCCGCTGAGTCCTGCGGAATTTAACAAGCTTTCGGCGGCCGATTTTGACTTTTTGGCCGAAAAATACATTGAAATGCGGGAGAAGTCCAATCTGGACGCCCTGGGGCGAGATAATCAGCCGCTATAATGACACGCTGGATCTGGTGTTGGTAGCGGCTCGAACCCTGCATTTCCCGGAAAGCGACATCTTAAACATGCCGCTTTCCCGTATAATCCGGTATTTTGACCGTTTGAACAAACTGAGAGACAAATATAAATGGTAGTAAAAGACTTAAAAGCATCGTTCCGTCTGGATTTAACCGGCAACTTGTACGGCAAAAGCCAGCAGCTCGCTAACCGGCTGTCCCGCATGGGACAGACCGGCAG